CACCAGATGGATCAAGTTTTATAGATGCACATCCTACAAGGGTTGAGTATCTTAAAAAAAAGGGTTGGAAGGAAGAAGCAGCCCAGGAAATTAAATCTTCTTCTAAAAAACAGGCGAAAGCCGAGGTAAACGAAAATGGCGATACATAAAGGCTCGGAAGGGCTTGTTAAGGTTGGTGCTAATACTGTTGCTGAAGTTAGATCTTATTCAATTGATGAGACTGCGGACACAGTAGAATCCACATCAATGGGCGATAGTGCTAAAACATTTGAATCTTCACTTACATCCTTTTCTGGATCTGTTGAGTGTTTTTGGGATGAAACAGATACAACTGGCCAGGTGGCCATGAGTATTGGTTCATCTATAACTCTTAACCTATACCCAGAAGGTGCTGATAGTGGTGATACATACTACAGCGGATCTGCAATCATTACTGGTAAAACAGTATCTGGTTCACATGATGGACTCGTTGAGGCAAGCATTAGCTTCCAGGGTAGTGGTGCATTAACTATTACAACAGTATAAAAAATGTCAGTAATAGATAACGCAGTTAAACATTTTGAAAATCAAGATGTGAGAGTAACGCTGGTTCCAGAATGGGGCCAAGACGATGAACCTTTAAAAATATACAGCAAGCCATTAACGCTTAGTGAAACTTCTAAACTCTACAAAATGAGCCAGGAAGATGATCTAACGATGATGGCTTATGTATTAATTTATAAGGCATTGGATAGCGAAGGGGAAAAGTTATTTGATATTGGCGATAAAAATAAACTTCTAAACAAAGTTGATCGTGAGGTGTTAGTTAGAGTGGCCCAGGAGATTATGGGGCAAGAGCCTATTGAGGATATAAAAAAGGACTAACAGAGGATGCTAATTTATTTCTGCAATACAGCCTTGCAGAACGACTAGGTAAAACCCTAGACGAACTACAACAAATTAGTGTCCAGGAATACCAGGGCTGGATTGCTTATTTAGAAATCTTGGAAGATAAACGGAAGCATGGCTAAAAAGAAAGTAAATATAGTTTTAACAGCTGTAAACCATACTAAGGGAGCATTTAATTCTGTTTCGAAAGGTTTAGGATCAATTGGTAGCAAAGCCAAAACAGCTGGAAAGGCAGTTGGTGGCGTTGGCCTAGCGGCTGCTGGGGCCGCAACTGCTATCGCTGCTTTAATTAAGGTCAATGTTGACTTTATGGACAAGCTAGATAAAACATCTTCTAAGTTAGGCATTGAAACAGAATTTTTGCAAAACATGAGATTTGCCGCTGAACAAACAGGGGTAAAAGTTGAAGCTCTTGATATGGGCCTTCAAAGATTTATAAGAAGGGCAGCAGAAGCAGCAAGCGGAACTGGAGAGGCCAAAAGAGCATTTGAACAGCTTGGTATTGAGCTCAAAGATCAAAACGGAAACCTTAGAGGCGTTGAGCTTCTTATGAATGATGTTGCTGATGGCATTATGAATACCGCTGATTCAGCAGAACAAGTTAGATTAGCATTTAAGTTTTTTGATTCAGAGGGTGTTTCACTGGTAAACACTTTAAAAAATGGATCTAAAGGCTTGCAAGAATTTAAAACAGAGGCAGAAAATTTAGGCCTAATAATAAGCAAAGAGAGCATTAAAAAAGCTGCAATGTTTGCAGATTCTTTAAACATACTAAAAAAACAATTTACTGCTATAACAGCAAATCTTACAGCTGCATTTATTCCAATTTTACAAGATGCTTCTACACAGCTTTCAACAATGATGGCTAACTTCAAGGGCAACGATAAAGACTTTGAAAATTTTGGCAAGAATATGGCTATTTATGTTATTGAGGCAACTAAAAATGCAACATTAGCTATTCACAGTTTTTTCTTATCAGTTAGGCTTGAATTTGAACAACTCAAAGCTGTTTTTGGCCAAGGCAACCCAGAATTGGTTGCTATTATTAAAGATATTGAAGATATGGAAGCATCCATAAATCACCTTAATAAAACAGGCCAAGAAAATTCAGTTTTCATGGAAAACTCAAAGAGAAGGATGGCCGAGTTAAGACAGGAGTTTATAAAATTAGCTGGCAAAGACGGATCGCAGGGAATTATAGATGCTTTTGATTTAATGACAAAAAAGGTTCTTGATTTTAATTTTGCTTTAGAAGAATCTAAGAAAAAAGATCCAGTGTCTGCAATGTCGGAAACATTATCTAAATTTCTTGCAACGATGCAAGATGTAAATGCTTCTATAGACAGTGCTGCGATTTCATCAATGAAAAAATTTGAAGATACCATTATGGATGGCCTTAAAAATGGCAAATTTGCTTTTGAAGATTTTGCAAATTTTGTTGTTGAGCAGTTATTAAGAATTGCTTTGCAGCAAATGATTATTGCACCAATGGCTGAATCAATATTTGGAATTATCCCTAAATTTGACGGCGGCGGATATACAGGCATGGGTGCCAGGGCTGGTGGCGTAGATGGTAAAGGTGGTTTCCCAGCAATACTACATCCAAATGAAACAGTCATAGATCATACAAAAGGCCAGGGCATGAGTTCTGGTGCAACAGTTAATTTTAATATCTCTACAGTTGATGCGGCTGGGTTCGATCAACTCCTGGCATCAAGAAAAGGATTAATCACATCAATAATAAATAACGCCATGAACAATCAAGGCAAAATGGGGGTTGTATAAATGTCTGGACAATTTCCTACAAATCCAAATTTTAAAACAATCAATTTTAAAGGCGATACTCCAACGCTGGTAAATCAAACATTGTCTGGCCGCAAACAGGTTAGACAAATTGGAGCACAATATTTTTCATTCACAGTGCAAATGCCACCTATGCAACAAGAAAAGGCCCAGGAAGTATTTGCATTTTTACAAAAACAAAAAGGCTCATTTGAGGATTTTACAATTGTAGATCCAATAGATAATTTAGGGGCCAGTAAATCTGAAACAGATATTTTGGTTGCTGGTGCACATACAGCTGGAGATAACACCATTGCTATGGATGGTTTTTCAACAACCACTGGTGCATTAAAAGCTGGAGATAGAATTAAATTTGCTAATCACTCTAAGGTTTACATGGTAACGGATGATGCCAATGCTTCTGGTGGTGCTGCAACAATAAGCATATCGCCAAATTTAGTGGCCGCACTTGCAGACAATGAAGCCGTTACTGTTAACAAGCCTAGTTACACTGTTTATCTTGCCAACAATGAAATCATGTATGTTACAGATGCCAGTGGCTTTTACAGCATTTCATTTGATGTGCGAGAGGTCATTACCTAATGCCTAGAAGTTTATCTACAGCTTTACAAAACCAGGTATCAGCAACTGCAACCAAAACAGCTTTCCTGGTTGAATTAAATTTATCAACAGTAATTAGGCTTACAGATTGGTACACAAATGTTACTTATAATTCTAATTCTTATGAGGCTGGTGGATCTTTTTTAACAGTAGATTCAACAACTGAAACAGGCCAGCTGCAAGTAAACGAAATCAATATTAGTTTTTCAAATATTACAGATCAAGTTAGATCCCTGGTGCAAAGCGGAGCATTTACAGATAAAACAGCTGAAATTTATTTGGCTTACTTTGATGCCAATGAGGATATTGTTGGAGCAATTAACTTTTTTACAGGCCAGATAAGAAATGTCTCTATTAATGAATCAATAGAAAGTTCAACCCTAAACATGATTGTTGCAAGTCATTGGGCTAATTGGAATTTGACTAAAGGCAGACATTATTCAGATGAATCACAGCAATCTTTTAGTTCTGGTGATAGAGGCATGGAATTTGCTGGCCAGGTTAAAGAAGATGTTAGGTGGGGTATGTAATGTCATTCTTTACTGCTGTTGGTGAATTTTTTAAAGCTGCTTTCCATGCCTTCATGGAAGCCAAGCTAATAACACAAATTCAAATAACTTTGACAGCTGCAACCCTGGCTGTTGGGGTAAAAGGTTTTATGCAAGCAAGAAATATGTTGGCCAAGGGCCAGGACATACTTGCTAACAAAACCTCTATGGGCGGAAAGATAGGCATCATCTACGGAACAAGAAGGGTGGGTGCACAAATTATTTACATGGATGTAAATGCAAACGATTCCAGAGATATGTATGTTGTTTATGCTTTATCAGTTGGCGAATGTGATGAGATATTAGGCAGAACCATAGAATTAGACGGCAACCCATTAACCGATTCAGCAAGATTCCATGATGGCGGTTATATAGGATCAGATAAAATATCTTCTGGCTCTGGATCTCTGAATACAGTTTCACAAAATGGAACAAATAGCTTAAATCTTGCTGGTGGCACTTTTGGAACAGATCCAACAGCAAAATATAGATATGTAATGAATTTACATCATGGGGCCGCATCGCAAACAGCAGATCCTATGTTAGTTGCATCCATGTCTAACTGGACTTCAGCACATAGGCTAGATGGTATCTGTTACATAGCGGCCCATTATGGTTATGACAAAGAAGGAATGTGG